GTTACGGTAAAATAGTGACAATTGCCTCTCTTAATAAGCCTACCACCAGTAAAATTGCAGCCGCTGGAGCCATGAACAATGACACTCCGTTTGGTCCAAACCCACCAGAAGGCCCACATGACGTGTTTTCACACTATGAGGCCCTCGGTGGTAACCCAGGCACTAGTAACACAAATGTGCCTTTACCAGGCTTGCAAGAGGTGATAGATGACACAGCACAACAACCACATGTCGTCAAGTTAACACAGGATAACATCAAAGCCCAACAAAAGCCCCACCTCAAGGCTAACAACGTCGATGAAAAACTTTATGCTATGTTGAAATTGAGGAAACCTGATGTTGCCGTGTTGAAAGGCATGGTGGCATCGCCAGATCTTATCGCATTGGCCAACCAGATTTGCGATGATGAAAAATGGCATCCCGACCCAGTCAGAAGATTGAATATCATACAATCTACTGTGTCGGCCGTGCTTGTGCCGACTCAACAAGAACTTGCAAGGTACAGGCAAGTGGCAAGTAACAAAGGTTATAAACTTGCCAGTGAAACCGCCAGATTGAGAAAAGGTGACGTCTCATCCGGTGGTATCATTAATGGTTTACCGTTAATGACAAGAGCAAAACGCATGCTTGGTATCAGGACAATAGTCTCTGATCCCATGCGTTTAAACGACCAACATTAAGACGGAAGTATGAGATGTCTTGTGTGGGTAAGGTAGAACACCGCGGTATGATAAACGCTGGTGCTTATTTCGGTCACACCATAAGACGTTTGCCAACCTTTACCCAATACACAACACATCCCACGAGATGCACCTATCAGGTCTCTCACAAATACTTGCCGCAGTACAGCAAAGCCTATGTCTATTTAGACGATTGTGAACACAATGAATTGGGGGCATTGCTTGATCGTCATCTCAAAGATCATTTACCAATTCAAAAACAGGCGAGAGATAAACTGAAGTCAGTCTCTACGGACCTAGCCAAGCTTATAGGTCCCGTGTCGCCCATAAGTAAGGAAGCGTTTATAAGTGGTTATAAAGGGCCCAAAAGACGCGTGTATGAGAGAGCTTTGGACAACTTGAAAATAGCTCCTATACCAGATGCACGCGTTAAGACGTTCATAAAGAAAGAACGCCACTTGGCTGAGAAATACAAGGCAGCCAGGTTAATACAGGCAAGGTCACCAGAGTTTAATATCTGCCTGGGGCAATACCTTAAACCAATTGAGCATAGAGTTTACAATCTCAAAGGAGATGGTCGACGCTTCCCAAAAGGACCATTATGTGCTAAAGGGATGAATGTAATCACGAAAGCTAAAACCATTTGTGATATATTAC